ACCCGCTTTCTGCCGCTGCCTCCGTGGGATACCATCCGGTGCCGTCGGTCATGTATTCCCTGATTACCTCATCCTCGCCGATCTCGTAGAACAGCGAACCGGGCATGGCGGCTGGCTTATCGTCCGAGTGCAGACCGATAAATCGCTTGACTTGCGTGATCTCCTTGACAGCCACTTAGATCGCCCCTTCCGGCAGGTCGGTCTTTTTATACCGCTGCCCCTTATAGTCGTACCAGCCGCCGCCGACGTGGACGGCCTTTTCATCCGGTTTAACGGCGTTCTCCGGTTCAGGAGGCCGGGTGGCCTTCTCCAGTTTTGGCTCCGGCGCGTATTCGGCGAAGCGGCCATTGACAAGAGTTTTGGCGGTCTTATCGTCTACCGGGTAAGTCTTTCCTGGGTGCATTGCGCCGTTAGGACCGGCGGCCAGGGTTAGCATTTTGATGCGCTTCATGTTTATGCCTCCTATGCCGACACCGGCAGGGCGATCACAAATACCTGGATTGCGCCAGCCTTGGCACCTGTGCCGTCGGTGACGGTGATCTCAACAGGGCTTTCCTCGGTCAGGGTTCCGGCAAATACGGCAATCGCGTCTTTTGCGAAAGTTGCGGGGTTGCCATCTTTTCCGATTTTGGCAAATTTGTTGACTGTGGTTCCGTCACCAATTTGAAAAGTCGGAAGAGTGGTGCCGGCCAGGGTTTCGGTGCATTTAACGATGATCAGGATCGCACGGTCGCCATCACCATTATCGTTGGCGGCCATGACTTCGATTGCGTCCTCACTTGTGTCGTCATCATGTTCAGCCGCGGCGTATCCGCCGACCATAGCGCCGACCAGGGCCAGGGCTGCGTTGATTTGCTCGGCTTCGATGGCCTCTCCCTCGAATTTCAGGGCGCTGCCAGTCTCAAAATCAACTTCGCCGCCGGATTTAATGGTCTGTTTCCCACCAATAACCCACTCTTCACCGCCCTGCTTGCGGTAATTCTTTGTGTTGTAAGACATTCAATTCATCTCCTTATTTTTGATAGGGAGGGCGGGTTGCCCCGCCCCCGCTCCCTAGAGCATTAGGCCGATACTTCGGGGCTGATCAACTGCAGGAGTATGTGCGCATCGGCTGAGTTGTCCACCGGCTTGACTCTGGCATGATAGCGGATCGCCCATACGGCGGTGACGTGAGCGGCGTCCGAGAATTCCAGGCCGACATAACGACCGGTCGGGCGGTAGATGTCCACCAGGATCGTATCCCCGGAATCAATAGCCGATGAGGGAATAACCGCTCCGATGTCGTCAGCATCTGATAGCAGGCTGTTAGACAGGGACGCAGCCTGCTGCGCCTGCACGGTTAAAGACGCGCTGCCGGAGAGGACTAAAAACATCACGCCGTCATGGTTCGCCATATCCACCCCGTGGGTAACTTCGTTGTCTGCATCAACGGTCAGTTTGCGGACTTCGGCAAAGTTGGAGAGTAGGTTCTGCATTGTCAATACCTCCTAAAATTAAAGTAGTGAAGCCGGGATTAGCCCAGCTTCACCCTCACGAATGCTTCTTCCAAAACCGGCATGCCGTCGCCTTCGTAGCGGCCGATGAATCCGGTCTGGTTAGTTTCGGCGTAAAGCTCCACCAGGCGCTGGATTGCCATGTCCAGGGCGTCAACAATCCAGTAATAACGGAAGTCGCCCAGGATGCCGACGTAGAGGCCGCTGCTGAAGGTGTTAGGCGCAAACTCGCTGGCGGTGTAGGGCAATTCCAGGATGCGGTCGGGTGCCCCGCCGCTGATGCCCGGCTGCCAGATATACTGGCCGTTGCCGTCTTTCATTTTGCGGATCTGCTTCAGTGCGTCGCGGTGGAAGATCCACCGGGCACGGCTCCAATAAGCCTGCTTGAGGGTGTATTTCGCCTCGATCAGGCCGTCCGGCATAATCTCGGTGCCGGTGTTTCCGGTGGACACGTCGCGGTCGGTGCTGATACCATCAGCCGATGCGGTGAATACCCCGAGAGGCTTCTGCACGCCATCGCCGGTCATGTACGCCTTTTCTTGGGTGATGCCCAGTTTATAGGCCAGGCGCTCACGGACAATCTGCTCCGGCCCCATAGCCGCTTTACGCAGTAGGGTGTTGGAGATTTTGACGCGCTTCGCCAGCGGGTGCGGCCGGAGTTCGCGCTTGCCGAATTCGATTTCGGTTTCGCTTCCGGTCCTGAGTTCCGCCGTCCAGTCCCAGTCGTCCGCGTCCTTGTCCAGGGTCGGGACGCCGAGGCTGGCCGCTTTGGTCAGCTGGTGAGTCCGAGCATACTGACGAATGACGGCGATGTCATCAACCTCTTTTAAGAGCTCCATCACCATCTGTTGCGGGGCTACCAGGTAACCGCCGCCGATGTCACTGTCGGCCTGCATGGCGCGGTATTCTTCAGCGGTGATCGCTTCGGCTCCACGGGCCAGCCAGCCACCAAAGGCGTTACGGTATTCTTCGGTGTCGCGGATATTTTCAATGCTCCGGTCCTGCAGGGCCTGGGCCAGGGTGCGCTTCTCGCCGCGCTCTTCGTTGCCGCGGTTCTCGGATTCTTCCTTCTCGCCGAGTTCACGCTCACGATCAAGTTGCTTCTGCAGGCGCTGGATCTCGCCCTCCAACTTGTCGATGTCGCCGTCCCGCTTGTTGTACTGCTCGTCCTCTTCGGCAGTAAAGGCGCGCTTTTCCTCTTCCGCCGTGTCGATCATGGCGCGGTTGGCTACAATCAGCTTCTGCCGCTCCTTCTTCTTCTCGAGAATCTTTTCTGCCAGGGTCACTTTAAATCACTTCCTTTTCTTTTAGTTCAAGTCGTTTCCGTCGCAGGTCCAGCGCCCGCTGGTGCTCTGCTATCTCATCCGCATTTTCCTGCGCCCGCAGGGATGCGGTCAGAGTTTCATATTCCTCTTTGGCCCGGGCCTCAGCGGTAGTGTCAAGGTAGGCCGGGTCAGTGACGGGTCCCATTTCGCCGATTCGGGCGATTTTGAAAACTTCGCGCAGATACGTCCCGTCGGATCTCTTGCTTACTTTTTCATCCTGGGGAAGGACCGCAAAAGTAAAAGAGGAGCCGTCGATGTCGCCCCTCTCAATGCTTGCGATTGCATCCCGCGCCCATTGCGCGTCCGGCGGTTTGACGGTGTATTTCACACCTTTCGAGTTTTCCTCCAGTTTGACGGTTCCGCTTTTAGTGCGGCCAAAAATGCGCTCCCGGTTGTGGTTCAGACAGCATTTAATGTCCGGGTTGGTGGCGAGGAATTCCGATGCCGCACCGGGGCGGATCACCTCATACAGATCGTCATACAACTGCGTTTCCCGGTTATAGACGATGCCATAACCGGATATGCGTTTAATTTTGCCGTCTTGCTCGGCGCGGATTTCCAGTTCCTCAGCGGGGATTATTCGCTGTTCGAGTTTTGTCATGGTATCGCTCCTTTCTTAGTCGGGGACTATCTGGCACTGGCACCCTTGATGCAGGGGCGGCGTCAGCGCGGGCTTGCGTATCTCCATCTGCCCGTCCTCGGAATCCAGGCGGTCGTTTTTGCCGACAAAGGCTTGGTCAATGCCGACGCGCTTGCCGTTGAGTTCCTGGCAGTAAGGACAGGTTTTGCCTCCGGCGTTTACCCAGCGCAGGTATCGCACGCCCGCCGCGGCGTAGACGAATTTGCTCACTACTCCGGCGGCTTCGATGATCTCTTTGCCCGCCACCTTTTCGGGCCTGCGCTCTTCCCATTCGTTCAGGCGGGCCTCGATTTCTTCCAGGGGTTCCAGCCCCTCTTCGTTTGCCTTTCGGATCACCGCCTGAATCTGCCCCAGGCTGGACGCAGTATAATCCCGCGCCCAGATGTCGGCGTAACCGTCCATCCATTTTTCGAGTTCCGGGGTCATGCCGGCAGCGGCGCTCACCTCATCGGCAGCCAAGGCCTGTATTGCTTCTGCATAGGACAAGAGCACGGGCATCATGGTACGCTTCATCCATTCCGGGGCATTGCGGTAATACTCTTCCAGCCAGGATAAAAACTCCGGCTGGCTGCGCTCTGCCAGGGCCTTTTTTGCCTTTTGCCGG